CGATGTGTATGTTTGCCCAGGTATCTCTGATTCAGTAGTTATCTTAGCTACACCTGAGAACTTAGTGTTCGGAACTGATTTGAATTCAGATTTCAACGAGGTGAAAGTAGTAGATATGAGCTTTACTGATGCATCTGACAACGTGAGAATGGCTATGCGCTTCCGCGCTGGTGTTCAGTACGCTGTACTTGGTGATATCGTTATCGGATTTGATAACTAAATAATACTCCTTTGTTAAAAGAGTGGGTTAGCTAATAGCTGCCCATTCTTTGCAAAGAATATTTAACTAAAAATAAAAAATAACTATGAGCTGTCTAACTACCGCTGGCATATTGATTGCATGTAAGGAAGCAATCGGAGGCATTAAAGCCATCTACTTAGGAGATTACGCTACATTTGCGAACACTGCTACTATTAACGGAGGAACTAACTTAGTTACTGCTCTTAATACAGGAAGTGTGTACGAATTTGAGCTACCTAAGCACACAGGATCATTCACAGAAGAGGCTGCTATCAGCATCGAGAATGGCACTGTATATTACACACAAACTGTTGTAGCTATGTTTCACGGAATGACTGCTGCACGTTCACTACAACTACAAAACATTTCTAAAGGTCGCAACGTATTATTCGTACGGGATAACAACGACAATATTTGGATGTGTGGCTATAAGGATGGCGTAGAGGTTACTGCCTTTACTACAGCTTCAGGAACAGCTAAGGGAGATATGGTAGGATATACTATCACTTTCACAGGTGAGGAGAAAGATAAGGCATATTTGTTAGATCAGGATGCAGGAGATGTTCCATTCCAAGACTTCCCTACAGTTACTGTAGTTCAAGCTACATTGTAAGTAAAATTGTGCTATATTTAAAGCATGATTTACTTACTGAAAAATACAGCAGCACAGCTCCTCTACCTTAGTCTTAAGGAAGGGGAGCTTTTGCTTGCTAATACCTACACGCATTACTTGTTAGAACTAACTAACGAGCAGACACTTGAGAAGCTTTATGCTATCCCTACTCAGATAGCGCAGAATGATAGGTATACTACCATTCAGATTGGCACCAATGCCAACACACCAACAGCTGCGAGCCTACTAATTAACTACCCAGCACGATTTAGCTATATTGTTTATGGGCAAAATAGCAGCAGTAACTTAGATCCTACAGATGCTGTTGTAGAAGGGGTAATACAGATTGGTTATTTAATAGTAGAAGATATAACTACTCCCCGATTTACAGAGCCTAACCTAACCATAGATTCAGACATTGCATACAATGGATAAAATTAAACACGCGGCACCTATGTTAGTTAATCTTGGCGCAGCAATGCCTCAGGAAGCTAACGAGAAAGAGACTCCTAAGGGATGGGTAACATTAGGTGAGGCTAACTCTTTCCCTAATTACTTAATAGATTTATACTACAGCTCACCGGTGCATTCAGCTTTGACTATGTCAATAGCTTTCATGATAGCAGGCAAAGAGATTAAGAGTAATAATCCTGCAGCACAAAGAGAGATAGATAGACTTAAACTAAATAGCATTAGAAGGCCTGTAGCATTGGATGCTAAGATGCAGGGAGGATATTACTTAGAAATTATTTGGAGCGTAGATAGAAATAGCATAGCAAAGATTAATGAATTGCCTTATGAGAATTGCCGTTTGGCCGTTGCTAATGATGAAGATGTTATACCTGGCATTTATTATTCTAAAGATTGGAATGATATGCGTAAGAAGAAGAACATCCCGGTATTTATCCCGATGTATAATCCTACTTCAAAAGCAGATGAACCTTCTCAGGTCCTATTTATTGGAGTGATGACACCAGGTAGCGCATACTATCCGAAGCCTGATTACTACAGTGCTATCAATTACATAGAAATTACAAGAGAGATAAGCGAATTTTATAGAGCTTTCTTAAGTAATGGTATGGCACCTTCTTACATGCTGCACTTTAACAATGGCATCCCTGATCCTGAGGAGCAATTAGCTATTAGAAGGAACTGGGAAACAATGGTAGGTGCACGAAAAGCAGGTAAGGTAGTATTCACATTTAATGAATCATCAGATAGAGCACCTCGTTTAGACTTAGTGCCTATGACTGATGCAGATAAGCAATGGCAAGAGTTAAGCACTCAGTCAAGAGAGAATATCTTAGCAGCTCATAGAGTTACTTCACCTCTGCTATTTGGTATTAGAGACTCAGGAGGATTAGGTAGCAATGCCGATGAGATGAAGAACGCTTACCGCATCTTTAACAAAAACATTATTGAGCCATATCAAAAAATTATAACAGATAGCTTTGAAGAGATATTTAAGGGTATGGGGATTGTGGCTGATATTTATATTGAGTCTAATGATATTTTCGGGGATGAAATCACTGCTCCAACTGTTGCACAATCTGCAACAACTCAACTTTCCGAAGAAAAAAAAAAGATTAATTTAGAGCCACAAGAGAAGCCACCAATCTTTACAGATGAAGATGAGACGTGGTGGTGCGAATTCTTAGAAGATAAGGGAGAGATAGTAGATGAGGAGGAGTGGGAACTTATAGAAGCTGAGCCTGTTAATCTTGCATCAGTTAGAAGCTACTCTGATCCTGATAAGCCTTCTGAAATGGATAGTGGCTTGTACAAAGTTCGTTATGCTTACACAAAAAATACAAGCGCACAAAGTAGAAGATTCTGCAGACAAATGGCTAACGCTGCACAAAATGGTTATGTATACCGTTACGAAGATTTGCAAGCCATGGAGCCTGATACAAATACTTTAAATAAAGGCTTGGCGCAAAGAGGCAGCACTACCTATTCAGTATGGCTTTATAAAGGTGGAGTAAATTGCAAGCATAATTTTGAGCGCAGAGTTTATTTTCGTAAAAGAGAGAAAGGAAGATTTGTAAAAGATAATGGCTTAGAATCATCTGATCCTATTTCAGTAGCAAAAGCTATACGTGCAGGTATGCCTTTAAAAGATATAGCTAAAGACTTTGCTACAGCTAATACTCGCCCATTTGATATGCCTGATCAGGGCAGAGTTAATCCAATCTAATTAAACACTAAACAACCATGGCAATAGCACCCGAAATACTTTTTATTAACGAGGAATTCTTAAAGAAATACACTCAGCTAAATGAGGCTGTAGATACTAACCTTATTCGCCCTGCAATTTACTTAGCGCAGGATAAGTACATAACTCTTTGGCTTGGCACTAACTTAACCAACAAGATTAAGAATGAGATAAGCGCAGGCACGTTAGCTGGCGTTTATGAGACTCTATTAAATGAATACATAGTTAAGCCTACAGCTTGGTGGACCATGGTAGAATTGTATCCTATGCTAATGTATAAGCATGATAACGGCAACTTAGTTACTCGCCAATCTGAGAACACTACAGCCATTACTCAAGGTGAGCTGTCATCTTTAAGAGATATGGCACGTGAGAATGCTAACTACTACACTCAAAGATTAGTAGATTACCTTTGTGCCAATAACTCAGACTATCCTGAATACAGCAATAACACAAGCCCTAATATTACACCCATTCGCGTAGTAAACAGGCAGAGTCAAATATCTTTTAGCAGAAGTATGAATAATATGGAGAGTCCATGGAGCAGATTTAACGTGCGAGACTTTACAAACTAAGAATGAAATTAACAAAGGAAGAGCAAACAAGAAAAGACTATGAGAAAAAGCTCAAGGTCTATTTAACTAAACGAGATAAAGAACTTAGAAAGAATGAAAGCACTAACAATAGAAGAGCTTAAAGCTCAATTCATAGAGCTTGGCTATAAGTGGCCATCAATTCACGTGGTAGGAATACGTAGCAAAGCTAATGAGCCTAATAAATTTGATGATCTAATAGGATTGGTGCAGGGCAATGAAGTTAAGTGGTACACTGCTTCCACTAATCCAGGTGCTTTTTGGCTTAATAATCCTATGAATAAGCTTGGAACTGCTGTACTTAAGGTAGGGCAATACATAGATACTTATGTTATCGGATTGCATCAGGGCAAATACACAGCATTAAAGCAAGCAAAGAAAGTTACAGTGTATAGAGATGCCGATAAAGATAACATAGCTGAGGAGCAAGGTAAAGAGGAAACAGGCTTATTTGGAATTAACATTCACAGAGCTAATGAATCTACTGAATCTAAGAATGTAGATAAGTGGAGTGCGGGCTGTCAAGTGCTGAATAGTCCTAAAGATTTCAAAGAGCTTATTCAAGCATGCATTAAGAGTGGTAAGAAGTCATTTACCTACACACTACTAAAAGAGTCATGAGTAATCATCAGCAACAAGTAGCAGAGGGAGTAACAGGAGCAGTAAGTAGCATCTTGTTATCAGTGCCAGCATGGATGGTAGATGTAGAATTTGCATTAAAGATATTTTGCTTAATCTTATCAGCAGCAGCATCTATCTTTACCATCTACAAGATGCGTAAGAAGAGATGAAATGGTTAAAGAGCATATTTAGTAATGAGAAAGATGCGAGCTCTAAACGAGTGGCATCTATCTTAGCATTACTTGTATGCATTAACTTATCTTACATCGGCACCTTTACTGAATATAAAACTCCTGAATACATGTTTAATGGCCTGCTTATTTTAGCCGGGGGTGGCTTGGGATTAACAGTTATAGAATCTATCTTTGACAAAAAGAAATCAAATGACACAGGAAGCCAAGACACAAATTAAAGCAGCTGCAGTTATAGTAGTAGCGCTAACCATCTGCATAACTATTCAGTGCCTTTACATAGCTTTAAAGGACAGTAAGAAAGCATTAGAAGGATATGAGCGCAGAGCAGATAGAGCTACGCATGTGATAGATAGCTTAGAAGCTACTAACGTACAGCGAATGGAAGAGATTGCACAACTGAATATGCAGATTATACATAATACACAAATCTATGAAGCTAACATCAGTGCTATTGATTCTCTTGATAGGAACGGCCTTAAGCGTGCCATGCACAACCTACTCTCAAGCCTTACCTCCGAAAGATACCCTGGTCAGTCTAACGACTGAGCAAGTTAGATCACTGCTAAAATTAAAGGCCGAGCGTGATTATCTTAAAGTACAGGTAGGCTTATTATCAAAAAGTGATAGTATTGCATCTTTTGTCATTAAGGACCAGCAGAAATCTATTGATGCATACACTATAGCTAATGAGCAGAAAGCTCAGCAGTTAGTTAAGGTCCAGCAAGAGCTGTACAAAGAAGCTGCACGTAAAGAATCTTGGCGCAGTGC